GACCCCGAGTTCGAAAGCGTTACCGTTACGGGTGCGGTTGCTGTTACGGGCGCTGTTACTGGCGCTTCGGTTAGTGGGGGTACCGTCTATGCGTCCAGCGAGTTGGGGTACACCGCAGACGCGCAGGGCACGGTGACACAGGCCACTGACAAGACCACAGCGGTAACGCTGAACAAGGCTGCTGGCCGCATCACTATGGCTGCCACGGCTTTGGCGGGCAATACCGCAGTGACTTTCACAATGAACAACAGCTTCATTTCCGCCAACGACTCAATCGTCGTGAACGTGTCGGGCGGCGGTACGGCTGCGGCGTATACGACCTACATTTCCAGCATGACTGCTGGTTCTGCGGTCATTGCGCTGCGTAACCTGACTGCGGGGTCGCTGTCTGAAGCGGTCATCATCAACTTCGCGTTGATCCACTGCGTGTAACGGAAAGGGGCTTCGGCCCCTTGTCTCAATGGCTGTCATCTATCTTCGCCACCCCATCCACGGGGCCAAGGTTGCCACGATGGAAATGGAGGCAATCTACGACGAGCGAAACGGGTGGGAGCGGTATACTCCCGGCGTTGAAAACGAGCAAGACGCCGCGCCGCCAGTGAACGCACTGGGCCGCCGCCGCCGTAAGGAGCCAGAGCATGTCCTCAGCGGGTGATCAGATCCAGCGCGCCTTGCGTCTGCTGGGCGTATTGGCAGAAGGCGAAACCACATCCGCCGCCGTCATGCAAGACTCGCTGACGGCAATGAACCAGATGATCGACTCGTGGAACACCGAGCGGCTGTCTGTGTTCAGCACGCAAGACCAAGTGTTCAATTGGCCCGCCAGCACGATCAGCCGCACGTTGGGGCCAACGGGCGACTTTGTGGGCAACAGGCCCATCCTGCTGGACGACTCGACGTACTTCCGCGACCCCGGCACAAACGTCAGTTTCGGCATCAAGATGATCAACCAGCAGCAGTACAACGGTATTGCTGTCAAGACGGTCACGTCAACGTATCCGCAGGTGCTGTGGATCAACATGACGTATCCCGACATTGAGATGTACATCTACCCGGTGCCCACGCGGCTGCTGGAGTGGCACTTCATCTCGGTTGAGGAGTTGACGCAGCCGGCAACGCTGGCCACAATATTGTCGTTCCCACCAGGCTATCTGCGAGCCTTCACCTACAACTTGGCGATGGAGATTGCGCCTGAGTTTGGTGTAGAGCCTTCGCCGCAAGTGGTGCGGATTGCTATGACGTCCAAGCGCAATCTGAAGCGCATCAACAACCCGGACGACATTATGAGCCTGCCGTACTCTCTCGTGGCAACTCGCCAGCGGTTCAACATCTACGCAGGAAACTACTAATGGCTAACGTCAAGATTTCCAACCTGCCAGCGGCAACTACTCCCGTTGCGCCAACCGATGTTTTGGCGGTAGTGCAGGGCGGCGCCACAAGGAAGGCTGCGATTGACCAGCTTGGGTTCCTCCAAGCCGGCACCGGCGCAGTCACGCGCACGGCGCAGGCCAAGATGCGCGAGACGGTGAGCGTGAAGGACTTTGGCGCTGTAGGTGATGGTGTCACCGATGACACGGTGGCGATTCAGGCGGCTATCGATGCTGCGGCTGGCGGCACCGTGTATTTGCCGAAGGGCACCTATTCCGTCGGAAACTTGAATGCGTTTAACGCCGCAGGAACGCAAATTATTGGCGAGTCAAAATATACTGCAAAGTTGGTTGCAAAACCGGCATTGACTAACAGTGTTTTACGAAACTCTTTGTCTGGCTCAAGTACGTCTGCTTATTGCGCTGTCAAATCGCTGATGATTGATCTTCAAGGTCAAAACATCAACGGCGTTGATTTCAGCAGCGTTAATAATTCAGTTGCTGAAGACTTGCACATTGTTGGCGGAACATCTATTGGAACTGCCAATGGCAATGGCGTTTTATTTGGAGCGCCGCTGAACTCTGGGGCTTATAGTAATAACGTGCTGAATTGCACGATGATGTACCTTGGAAAAGGCGTCAAATGGGGTGAAAACGCCAATCAAAACATTGTCACTGGCGGCGAAACAATTTCCTGCGTCGTTGGCCTCGATGCCGCACCGGGCGGCATGTATGTGGATACACCAAAAGTCTTTGGAACGCGAATTGAGGCCTGTACCACTGGCCTAAGCGATGGCGCGATTTACGGGTTCTATTGCGGCTTGCGCTTTGAGGACAACGGAACTGACATTGCGTTCCAGACTGGCTCTGCCGGCCCGCAATTTGTGGGCGGATACACGGCAACATCACCGGTAATCATCAGTGGACTGGCTTCGACCACATCGCCAGTTATCCAGTCATCTGAACTTGGCTGGTACGAAATCGAAGCCAGTGCATCTCGCCCCATTCAGTTACAAGGCAAGCGACTTTTTACTGCCCCTGGCAGCGCATTGCCATCCGCGCCAAGCGGCTCCTATGCTGCGTATTTCGCGGATGAGATGTGGCTAAAAAACGGCCTATGGCTCAAAGCGCTGAATGCTGCTGGTAATGGTCAGGTATTTGGCTTTCAAGTCAATAGCAGCAATGAAGTAGAAATACGTTCGCTGAACTCTAGCGGGTTTACCGATGGTGCCGTCAATATTGGCTACGGCCCGTCCGTTCGCCCCGGAACGGACAACGCAACTTCTCTTGGAACTGCTGGCAGGCGATGGTCTGAAGTTTATGCCGCAACCGGGACGATCAACACCTCTGATGAGCGCGAGAAACAAGACATCGCTGCACTAGATGCTGCCGAAAAGCGCGTAGCAATTGCATTAAAGGGTCTGGTCAAGAAGTTTCGATTTAAGGATGCTGTTGCAGCCAAAGGCGATGGTGCTCGCATTCACGTCGGCGTGATCGCCCAAGAAGTAATGGCGGCATTTCAAGCAGAGGGCCTTGATCCGATGCGGTACGGTATCGTTTGCTACGACGAGTGGGACGCAGAAGCAGAAGAGTTAGGCGTTGATGGCAACGTGATGAAACCGGCCCGAGAAGCAGGGACTCGCTACGGTATTCGCTACGAAGAACTGCTGGCGTTCATTATCTCGGTACTATGACACCCCGCCCCGCGCCCCACGTCATCCGCTGGTTCTTGCGAACCTTCGGCTATGGCGGCATCACGCTGCCACCGCTGGGCATCTTCATCCTAGCCGAGCGCATTAACGAGACGGCGCTTGTCAGGCATGAGCAGCGGCACTGGCTTCAGTACCAGATGCTCGGCGCGCGGCGGTTTTATTTGCGCTACATCTGGTACACAATTCGCTACGGCTATCGGAACAATCCGATGGAAGTTGAAGCCCGCGCGGCTGAAGTAAGCACGGCATGAAAACGCCTATTCTCGGATCAGCGTATGTTGCCCGCAGCGTCAATGCTGCGGACAACCGCATGATCAATCTGTTTCCGGAGATCGTACCGGAGGCAGGCAAGGAGCCGGCGTTCTTGCAACGCGCGCCGGGGCTGCGGCTGCTGGCGTCTGTCGGCAGCGGGCCTGTTCGAGGTCTGTGGGCCTTCGGCGGTTACGGATATGTGGCCAGCGGCAACACGCTGTACCGCGTCGATTCCAGTTGGCAGGTGACCACAATCGGCACGCTGACGGGCACCGGCCCGGTCAGCATGGCCGACAACGGCACGCAGTTGTTCATCGCCTGCAACGGCCCCAGCTACATCTACTCCGGCTCGGGTCAATTCGCGCAGATCACAGACCCGGACTTTCCCGGCGCGGTGACGGTCGGCTACCTTGATGGGTACTTCGTCTTCAACGAGCCTACCAGCCAGCGCGTATGGGTCACAAGCCTGCTGGATGGCACCTCGGTAGATCCGCTGGACTTTGCGAGCGCAGAGGGCTCGCCAGACGGCTTGGTGAGCCTGATCATCGACCACCGTGAAGCCTGGCTCTTCGGCACCAACTCGGTTGAGGTTTGGTACGACAGCGGCGCTGTCGATTTTCCCCTGACGCGGATTCAGGGTGCGTTCAACGAGATCGGTTGCGCTGCGGCGTTCTCTGTGGCCAGACTGGACAATGGGTTGTTCTGGCTGGGCTCGGACGCCCGCGGGCGCGGCATCGTCTACCGTGCGAATGGCTACACGGGCCAACGCATCAGCACGCACGCGGTGGAGTGGCAGATTCAGCAGTACGGCAACTTGGCTGACGCGGTGGGGTACACCTACCAGCAAGACGGCCACGCCTTCTATGTGCTGAACTTCCCCACAGCCAACACCACTTGGGTCTATGACGTGTCCACCAGCGCCTGGCATGAGCGTGCCGGCTGGGACACGTCGAACGGCGTGTTCACACGCCACCGCGGCAACTACCAGATGTCGTTTGCCAACGAGATCGTTGTGGGCGACTACGAAAACGGCAACATCTACGCGCTGGACTTGGATGTGTACGCCGACAACGGCACGGCGCAAAAATGGCTGCGGTCGTGGCGGGCGCTGCCCACGGGCAAG